ATCGAATGCAAGCGCGTCGAACGGTTGGAGCTGACGAAAGCATACGAGCAGTCGTTCCGCGACGCTGCCTACGGCGAGATCCCCGCCGTGATGCACAAGAAGAACCGCGAGCCGTGGTTTGTGACCGTCACCCTGGAGGACTTTTTGAAACTGTACGAAGGAGGTGCGCATGGAATACATAACGGTTGACGAAGCTATCGCCGCGAACGACCGCCTTTTCGGGATCATGCTTCTTGCGTTCGTTGCCTACGCGATATTGGTTTTCCTCGCGGTCGCGCTTTACGAAAAGCGCAGAAACCGGATCGCGCTCGAAAACGCAGGGAACATGGAAAAAAAGGTCGAGAAGCGCATTCGCAAGGAGTACGAAAAGAAGCGGAAAAGCACCTACACGTTTCGCCTGTGGGCCGAAACGAAAAGGAAACTGGACGCGACCGAAAAGGAACTTGCGGAAACGGCTGCGGAGCGCGACGACTACAAAAGGCAGCTTGCGGATCTGAAACAGACCGCCGCGGCGTGTCCGGCGTATGGGACGGTCGGAAAGCGAGGGAACTTTGAGCCATGAAACGGAAAGAAACACGGCGGCTCCTTCGGAAATGGGCGAGGGTTGACAGCGAAATCGCGGCACTATTTGACACGATAAAGACCATTGTGGACGAAATCGACACCGTCGGAGATCTTCGCGCCCAAAACCTCGACGGTATGCCGCACGCTCCAACGGTCGGCAGACCGACCGAACAAGCGGCGGTAAAGCGGATCACGCTTGCAGACCGGTATCGTGGCAGACTTGCCGAGGTGAACCGGAAGATAGAAGGCCTCGAACGGTTCAAAGACAGAATCGAAGGCGCCCTCTTGTGGACGTCGCCCGACGAGGAGTATGTCGTGCGTATGCGGTACAAAGGGCGCATCGGCGATACAAAGGACGAACCGAACCCGTTTCCGTTCTCAAAAATCGCCGAAAACATGAACTTGACGGAACGGCGGGTAAAGCAAATCGAGGCGTCGGCGGTTTCGATCATCGGCGACTATATAGAAAACAAATAAACAGGAGGATCACATGGAAGAAATCAAAATCATCATTGACAACCCCGAACAGGGCGTCGCAAATTATGAACCGCTCAAAGCACGCGCAAGCGAACTCGCGGCGGTTTACGGAGGGCTCATTGTAGACCCGAACGCCATCAAAGACGCGAAAGCCGATTGCGCCATGCTGCGGAAGCTGGCAAAGACCGCGTCTGATATGCGAATCAAGATTCAACGGGAACACGCGGCGAAAATCGCGACGGTCGTCGAGCAGCTTTCCGAGGTGTCCGGCATCTTCACGGACGCCGCCGCGAAGATCGACAGCCAGGTCAAGGCATACGACGAACAGCGGCGCGCCGCCCGCCGCGAGGAGATCAAGGCGATCTATGCCGAGGAAATCGGCGAGTTTGCCGAAATGATCCCGCTTGAAAAAATCGCCCGCCCCAAATGGGAAAACAAATCGACCACCGACAAAGCGATCCGCGACGACATACAAACAATCGTTATCAACGCGCGGCAAGCTGTCGAAACAATCAAGGGTTTCGGATCGAAACACGAAAGCGCGATCCTGTCCGTGTACCTTGAACACATGAACATGATGGATGCGCTCACGACAAAGAAGCGCCTCGAAGAAATGGACGCCGCTATGGAAAAGCGCGCCGCCGAGGAAGCCGCGCGCAAAGAAGCCGCCGAAGCCGAGGAAAAGGCGAAAGCCGAAGCATGGCGGCAGAACACCGCGCCGGTGTTCGTCGGGCCGAGCGCAGAACCGATCACCGGAACGACGGAGCCGGAGCCGTGCTTTATCGGCGGTCTTTTCGAGGACGAGGAGGAAACCGGCGAGGTTTTCGACTTTACCTTCGCTGTGAAGGACGCCACGCAAACGCAGATTTCCGCGCTCGTCGCGTTCCTGGAAGACAACGGCTTCGCCTATACGATGGAGTTATGAGCATGAAGCCGATATATGTACCGAAAGGAAAAGCAAAAGAATACGGCGACTATGCGATCAATATATATAACGGTTGCCCGCATCGCTGTTTTTATTGCTTCGCTCCGAATGTGCTGCGAGTCGACCGTAACACATTCCACAACGTCGTGGAACCGAGAAAAGACATTGTAGAAGAAACACGAAAGCAGCTTGAACGCGAAAAGATCACAGGGAAAACAATACACCTTTGCTTTACTTGCGATCCGTACCCGACCAGGTACGACACGACTGCAACGCGCGATATTATCAAGGTGATAAAGGAACACGGGAACCATGTGCAAATCCTTACAAAGGGCGACGGAAGCCGTGACTTTGACTTGCTCGACGGTGAGGACTGGTACGGGATCACACTTGACGGCGATACGTCCGACTATGGGTATTCGGTCGACGCCGTTCAACGCGAAAAAATCCTCATGCGGGCGAAAGCTCGGGGGATAAAAACATGGATCTCATTCGAGCCGGTGCTTGATCCGGATATAGTGCTATCGCAGCTGTGGTATTTCGGACGTGAAAAGTGCGTCGATAAAGTGAAGATCGGGAAACTTAACTATTTTCCTTCCGTTATCGACTGGACGCTGTTCGGGAAGAAAGCGGAATTTATATGCAATGCGCTCGGCATGGATTACTATATCAAAGAATCGCTCCGCGCTGAAATGGAGAAACGCAATGCTTGAAACGATCCACTACACACTCGGCGACTGCATCGACGGAATGAAACAATTTCCCGACGGGTTTTTCGACCTTGCAGTCGTCGACCCGCCATACGGGGACGCGGGGGGGGTATGGAGCGGCAAGGAAAGATTCGGAGGACGATTCGACCGGTACCGCTCGCCGGTACAACCGCTTCGGAACGTGGTTCGACCGGTACAAGAAAGTTTGTCCGGTTCAACGACAGCGGCAGACAGGAAAGATATACAATTTTGCGGGGGGGGGGTACGACCTCACCCGAACCGGAGGAACCTGGGCGGCAAAGTACGGTAAAAAAATTATTGCGTGGGACACGGCCCCAGGAAAAGAGTATTTCGACGAGCTTTTCCGTGTCTCACGCGATCAAATCATTTGGGGCGGCAATTACTTCGACCTCCCTCCGACGCGGTGCTTCCTTGTATGGCGCAAACTGTCCATTTCGGAAAATTTCTCTATGGCAATGTGCGAGTATGCATGGACGTCGTTCAACGACAACGCGAAATGGTTTGAATGTGCGCCACAAGGCAACGCAAACGACCAACGAATACACCCAACGCAGAAGCCCGTCCGGCTCTACGAGTGGCTTTTGGACAAATACGCGAAGCCAGGGTATAAAATCCTCGACACAATGGTCGGCAGCGGTTCGTCTTTGATCGCTTGCGCCCGCATGGGCTTCGAGGCGTGGGGGTGGGAAATCGACGAGGACTATTACAGAATGTCAACAGAAAGGATAGAGCGCGAGACCACGCAAGGTACGCTATTTTGAATCCATGCGAAAACTGCAAGCGCGCGAAGACGTGCCGGAAATGGTGCAATTTCAAACGCGACCAAATGAAACACGAACGGCGAAAAAAACGCCGAAAATGCGAAAATTTCCCTTTACAACCCCAAATAACGTGGTATAATGATATTATACAAGAGGTGTCGAGAGACACCTTTTGTCATGTGATCCGACGAGGACGCGGCTTTCCGACCGCGTCTTCGGTGTTTTTGGCGGCGTTAGGTCGGGTTTTTGCCCTCTTTCCCGAAACCGACGCCGCCTACACATCGAACAGATACCGCGACGCCTTCGGGCGCACCAGCGCGGGACTTATTCATAGAGGAATAGCACAACGGGAGTGCAAGCGGCTTTGAACCGCTTTACCGTGGATCGACACCACGTTCCTCTGCCATATCAACACGGAAGCGCGCGAGGAGGAAAGCGAGGAAAGGAAATGCCACGAGATACAAAAAGCGCGGATTGGAACGCCATCCGTGCGGAGTATATCGCCGGAGGCATTTCGACGCGGAAGCTTGCCGCAAAATACGGGGTAAACCCGAACGCCCTGCAAGCGAGGGCACGACGCGAAGCGTGGAGCAGTGAACGGACGGACGTCGCACGCAAGACGCACGCAGAACGCACGCAAAAAATTGCGTGCATGGTAGCGGAAGTGGAGGCAAAGGACGCCGTCGACGTCAACCGCGTAAAACAAAAGCTGCTGCGGATTGCGGAACTGTACGCGGACTCGACGCTTGTGCGCGCGGAAAACGGCGGGCTTATTGCCGCCAGTGTGTATAAAGACTTTGTCGCGTCCTTCGCGCGCCTGGCGACCATGTCGCCGACCGGAACGACGGAGGAGGACGAAAACGGGACGCTCGCGGCGGCATTGACCGAAGCTGTGAAATCCTCGGAGGTATGGAATGGCGAAGCGCAAGACGTTCCAGTTTAGTCCGTTTTCCGTCAGGCAAAAGCGCATTCTCACATGGTGGCACGACGACAGCCCCGTAAAGGACTACGACGGCATAATCGCGGACGGTTCAATCCGTTCCGGTAAAACCCTTCCGATGTCCGTTTCGTTCGTTCTATGGGCTATGGAACGGTTCAACGGCGAGGCGTTCGGGCTTTGCGGAAAAACAATCGGCGCTTTCCGGCGTAACGTGCTGCGGTACATGAAACAAACGCTTCCACCGGAAGGGTACCGGCTTGCGGAATACCGGAACGAAAACAAGGTAGTCGTTTCGTATGCCGGACGCGAAAACGAATTTTACCTTTTCGGCGGGCGCGACGAGCGTTCGCAAGATCTCGTTCAAGGCGTAACGCTTGCCGGTGCGCTTTTTGATGAGGTCGCGCTCATGCCGGAATCGTTTGTAAACCAGGTCGTCGGGCGATGCTCGGTAGACGGCGCGAAGCTGTGGTTTAACTGTAACCCCGAATACCCCGCGCATTGGTTCCGGCAAGAGTGGATATTGAAGCACGACGAAAAGCGGCTTTTGTATCTGCATTTCACGATGGAGGACAACCTTTCGCTTTCCGACCGAATCCGTGAACGCTATCGCTCGTATTATACGGGCGTTTTTTATAAGCGTTTTATTCTCGGTCTATGGACGGCAGCGGAAGGCGTCATTTACCAGGACTTCGCGGACGATCCGGAACCGTACATACTGGACATTGCGCCGCATATCGTTTCGGTGTCTATCGGGATCGACTTCGGCGGCACAAAATCGGCGCACGCTTTCGTATGCGTCGGGTTCACGGCGGGCTATAAAAGCGTCGTCGTTCTCGACGAATATTATCACGACAACATGAAGAACGGACGCCTATCACCGGCGCAGCTTGACGAGGCGTTCGTTTCGTTCGTGCGAGAGCAGAAAAGCAAATACCAAATAACAGGTATCTACTGCGACAGCGCCGAACAGACGCTTATACAAGGGTTCCAAATCGCGGCTATTAAAGCGCATATCGGCGCGCCTATCTGCAATGCGATAAAGGGCGAAATAAACGAGCGCATTGCGTTCTACAATGCGATCATGTCGCAAAAACGGTTCTTTGTTATGCGGAAATGCAAGGCGGTCATTGCGGCATTGCAAGAGGCGGTTTACGCCGACGACCAAAAGGACAAACGGCTCGACAACGGCACGACGAACATCGACAGTTTGGACGCGCTCGAATACTCCACGGAGCCGTGGCAAGATATTATTCTTTACAAGGGGTTATAAATGCGTAACGTCATTCGGTATTTGGAATCCATCGGGTATAAGACCATCGACCCGCGCTATTATGACATGATTGCCATGTGGGGCAAGTGGTACAGCGGTCGGGTTCCGTCAATCCATAATTACATTCAGTATAACGGGTTGACGAAAATTCGGCGATCCCGCAAAACGCTCGGCATGGCGAAAAAGGTGTGCGAAGATTGGGCGAATCTGCTCTTAAACGAAAAGGTCGAAATCACCGCAGACAATGACGCCGTAAACAAGATGGTCGCCGACGTGCTGAAAAGAAACCGTTTCGGTGTGTATGGGAACCAGCTCATAGAAAAGGCGTTTGCATTCGGTACCGGCGCTTTTGTGGAGTACACCGACGGCGACGACGTTGTGGTCGACTACATCGTCGCAAAAAGCATTTTCCCGCTTGCCTGGGACAACGGCGATATTACCGAATGCGCTTTTGCTTCCGAACGCAAGGTCGGGAAAGAACGGTATATTTACCTCAATATCCACAAGATCGGAGAAGATGGAAAGTATATCATCGAAAACCGTTATTTGCGGGTAAACCAGGGCGGCAGCGTGACAGCGGTCGACTTGCCGGACAGCATCGAACCGGAGGTAAAAACCGGTTCGGAGATCCCGCGTTTCCAAATCCTTTACCCGAATATCGCAAACAATATCGACCTTGACACGCCCCTCGGTCTTTCCATCTATGCAAACGCGCTCGACCAGCTCGAAACGTGCGACGTTCTGTTCGATTCGTTCTACAATGAATATAACCTCGGACGTAAACGCATTATGGTACCGGTCACAATGGCACAGCGCATCGTCAGCGCGGAAGGTGGGGAGAAAATCCCGATTTTCGATGAAAACGACGTCGTTTTCTATGCCTACGAAACAAAGGACGATTCCGCGAAGATCGATGAGATGAACGGCGAACTGCGAACCGACGCCCATGTAAAAGGTATTTCGGCGGCGGTGAACTACGTCGGGTATAAATGCGGCTTCGGTGAGCATCGGTATCGCTTCGACGGCTCCGGCGTGAAAACCGCGACGGAGATCGTTTCCGAGGATTCCGATATGTTCCGTAGTGTTCGCAAACACGAAGCGGTTATCCTGTCCGCAATCGACGGGCTATACAAGGCAATCGCTGATATGCTCGGAAATACGACGGAGTTTTCCGTTTCTATCGACTTCGACGATTCGATCATCGAAGATCACGCCGCAGAACAGGCACGCGACCGGCAAGACGTCCTCGACGGGCTTATGAGCAAGGTCGAATATCGCATGAAATACTACCACGAAACCGAAGCCGACGCAAAGGCGGCATTGAAAAACATTTCCGACCTTGACGCGCTGATGGGGTTTTAACGCATGATCCCGTATGAATGGATCGACGAGATCCCCGACGCGCTTGTCGAAATGTACGCGGAAGCGGAAACGGCGATCCTTTGCGACATGGCAGACCGCATATCGCAGCTTGATTTCTACGGATCGGCGGTTCAATGGCAAGAAAGAATGCTCCAGGAGATGGGGCTAACGCACGACCATATCGTCGCAACGCTCTCCAAAATGACAGGCAAAACGACCGCCGAGCTGGAGGCGCTTATAGCGGAGGCAGGCGGTCAAGTGCTGCAGTCGAACGCTTTTCTCGCCGACCTCGGTTACAATCTGCAATCGGCTACCGCGTCGGAGGTTTGGAAAGCGCGCCTCGTCGAAGGGCTGAAAAAGACCGGCAAACTGTTCGAGAATTTGACGAGTACGACGGCTTCGGTCGGTGCAAGTCAATTCCGGCACGCTTGCGATATGGCATATATGCAAGTCGAGACCCGCGCGTTTTCTCCGGACGAAGCGATTGCAAACGCCGTCCGGCGGCTTTCGCGTGAAGGTGTGCAAACCGTCGAATATCACGGCTCGACCGGTACGATCCGGCGTGACAACGTGGACGTTGCGGTGCGCCGCGCGGTCGTTACGGGTATCAATCAAACGACGGCGCGGCTGCAGCTTGTCATAAACGAGGAACTTGGTCTCGACCTTGTGGAGGTTTCCGCGCACGAAGGCGCGCGACCGGAACACGCCGTTTGGCAAGGCGGCATTTACTCGCTTTCCGGCACGTCGAAGAAATACCCCGACTTTCGCAAGTCGACCGGCTACGGCACCGGTGCGGGGCTTTGCGGGTGGAATTGCCGCCACACCTTCGCACCGTATGTGGACGGCTCGCCGCGCGTATGGTCGAAGGACGAACTCGACCGGCTGAACAACCGAACCGTTACATACAACGGCGAGGAAATGTCCTACTACGACGCGACACAAAAGCAAAGGTACATCGAAAGAAATATTCGACGTTGGAAACGCGAGGTTTTGGCGTGTGATTCTGCGGGTGTGCCGACCGGTCGCGCTGCGGAACGGCTGTCATATTGGAACCGCGTACAAAACGATTTTTGGGAACAGACCGGTTTCAAGAAACAGTTTGACAGAACTTCGGTCATTGGGTACAATAGGAGCGTAAGCAGTGCAGCCACGAACGCGGCAAAGGCGCAAAGGATCGTGGACGCGGCAAAAAAGAAATCCGGCATTCTCGGATCTGTACGGGCGATCACAAGGAAAGTCACCGCAAAAGGGCTTTCGTTCGACCATATGCATATCAACGTCGAACGCGGTCACGACGTCACGGAAGCGGAGGCGCGCTCATATATCGAAAACGCCGTTGCGGTCATATTCCGGACAAAGAACGGCGTAAAATACGCAAACTACTTTTCGCCGGACGGGGCCGCCTATGTGGACATTGACGGAAAAGTGATCCGCACAGCATTCAAGCGCGAACAGTACGACGAAAAGACGATTGCATTTTTACAAGAGGTCATAAATGGATGGAACAAATAACAGCATGAATATCGTATTCTGCCCGCTCGTCGATTCAATGATCGACGCGGTCGATTGCGCGGTCAACCAGGACGTTTCAGAAAGAATGCTGAAACCGAGCGCCACGAACGAACGCTATCTTGTAAAAGACGATTGGCGCGATATATGCCTATCGTGTAAGAACCACGCAGAATAAAGGCACCTGGAAAGGTGCTTTTTTCACACCTCGAACCCCATCAAAATGCGGCAGGTTCCCATGACCGCCGCGCCTCCTTCATATAGGGAGCGGACACCCATCCGCTCCCTTTTCTATGCACAAATCCCTTTTCGGGTTTGGAATATGCCGACGGGCTATAAACGGTGCCGACGGGCAAAAAGCGGAATCCACAGACGACGGTCTATAAACGGAGGTATTTATGGCAGACACAGGAACACAGACGGGCGCACCCGCAGCCGCGCAGCAGCAGAGCACACCCGCAGCCGTGGACGTCGGGCAGCTTGCGAATTCGCTCCTCGACGCACTCGACAGCAGAAACCGCCGCACCGAAAACGGTGTCGTGCGATCCTACGCGCAGCAATACGGAATGACGGAAGCTGAGGTTTCCGAGATCCTTGCGAAAGCGCGAAACGAACGGAACTCGAAGCCGACCGAAGCGCAGCAAGCGCAAATCGA